CATATACCCAGTATTCGATAGGCGCGGTCTTGGAACTGCGTGGAGCGGATTTTACCTTGATTGACTTGCGGAGGGTCCCTGGCTGAATGAGTCGGGCAGTATAATGCTTGCCCATGTTCTTCATAGCCTTTGATCTTTTGGAGTAGAGGTAATGCGGCTTGTCACTGACTGGTGCCAGCTGCCGGGCTTCTTTCTGGATTATGACAGCCCCGGCACGGATTGCGCCGCGCAGGATGTTTCTGGCTATCTTGTCGGGGAAATCAAGCAGCCTCTTTTCAAGATCTGCCAGCCCGCTGATCTGGATTTCGCCGGTTTTGATATCCTGCATGGCATACCCTCAAAGCCCGAATATTTCCTTGTCAATCTTTTCAAAGTATTCTTCCGGTGTCAGTTCTTTCTCTTCCGGCTGTTCTATGTAGTTCATGAAATCAAGTGCCGTGAACGGTTGCGGCCTCTTCTTGCTGTCACGATTCAGGTTGGCTGTCATTGCCATTTGCTGCCCGTGCCGCAACTCGCTACGCATTTCCCCGAATGGTTCTATACGGTCATACAGCTGCCATTCCTGGAAGGTGCTGGCGCTCATTCCGTCCAGCATGTGATCCGGGTTTTTCTCCCCGAGATGGAGCGCCAGCCGGTAGGCAAACAATCTATCCGGCTGGCGCCTCAGTTTTTTTCGTCAAGCCCCAGACCATTCAGTTTCTGTACAGCCATTGCCAGCTTGGTATAGGCGGCGGTCGATCCATTCCGCAGCAGTTCGGCATCGGCATCATCCATCAACCGGTTGCCATCTGTAACAACGATACACCGTGCGACAAGAAGCGACGTGAACCTGGTGCCGTCGAACTCGCCGTCGTCACCTTTCGATTCAGGGCTGTTGTAGATGTCCATGTACTCTTTGGCGGTAATCTCTGTTACCAGTACCTCGCCGCCTTCAATGGCTACGGTTTCGGTCTTGAGGGCTATCGCCTTGAGTATCCCAGCTTTGTCAAGCGCCATGAGTCAAACCTTTCCTTGCTAGGATTTTACAACGCTGCCGGACCGCTTCAATTCAACCGAACCGGTGACAACGCCGTCTTTCGATGCATCTCCTACCTTCGGGAACGACTTGACAAAGGCGGTGAATGTCCTGATCGGGGTTGATCCTGTCGGGTAGGTGATCTTGAATGACTTGGCAATTCTGGCATCGAATGCCGCTTCGATTGCTGCCAGACCGGTATCTGAATCAACGCAGAACACCGACATGGTGACGTTGCCGGTATCGGGAAGCCCGGGCAGGTATTCTTTCGTAGTTGAATCCAGGTCGGTCACTTCGATATCTGGGCTGGTATCGGATGTTCCCTTGATATCGGTCAGCTGGCCAACCTTGGTCCAGGCTGCAGGAGTGGCAGTGCCAGATCCGAGGGTGATCGTCTTCCCGTAGGTGTCGATGTCTACGACGAAGTAATCATTTGTCACACCGGTCTTGTAGCCCTTTACCACTGCTGACACACCGTTGATGGTGGCAGCATCTGCACCGGTGAAGGCGGCGAAGGTTACAACGTCACCATTGGCAACGCCTGCATGACCGGTAATGGCAATGGTGGTTTCTCTGCCAACGGATATCGCGGTGCATGGTTCTGCTGATCCTGATGAACCAGCGATATGCAGGGTGGTTCCCTGTGCTTGTACGGCTAAGATAGACATGATAGTTCTCCTTTATGATGACGGTACAGTCCAGATTGAGTAATCCATTGTCACCCGGTACAGCTGCGTATCTCCTTCATACAAGTCACCGGTTGACAGCGGGATGTTAACTATTGCAGCAGATGCCATCGTGGATTTGATTGTTGCTTCCAGTGTTTTTACGGCACCATAGGTTGTATCGAATACATCTATCTGCAGCCGCCTGTTCTCTGTTCCAGTCGGGCCGTCCAGGGTTGTTTCGGGAATGTTGCTTACAACCTGGTACGTGATATAGGGCTTTGCGGTTTCATCCGGCGCTATGATCGGGAAGCATCTGCCCGAAACCAACGAGGCTAGAACTGTCTGGATATCTCCTTCAGTTGACATATCAACCCTCGTTCAGCTTTTCTGATACCATCAGGATCAACTCCTGATTGCGCTCGTTCGGATTTATCGGCGGCGCGGTTATATTGAACAGCCGCGTTCCGAATACCACCCGCATGGCCGCTGTTACATCTGAGCGATACCGTATCCTGATCTTCCCGGTAGTCTCGATATTCACCGCCTGAGCCGCTATGAATTCCCGTCCGGCAAGCGGTTCGATGCTGGCATGGACGGTACAGACATCTGACCAGGTATCAACCGGGCCACCATAGCCGTCTATTGTTGCCGACTTGCTCTGTATCGTGACCAGATGCCTCAGCGTTCCCGCACGCATTACATGAATACCCGATAGTGCTCAAGCAGTCCGTCAACGAAAGGCACTGCCGTCATCTGTACCGGTGATACGGATTCCCTCTGTTCGTACAGAGTGGCTACCCGTATCATCAGCCACTGCTTGATTGCCTGCGGGATATCCTCCTGAGTGTCACCATATCCGGAGGTGAACTGCACCCGGACAGCGGCAACCTGCGGATAGGTAGACGGCCAGACGAGGCCATACGCGGGAGTGACGCGGGCGGGTTCACTGTCAGCATCAACCACGTACTTCGTATTCAGCAATTCCTGCTGAGCTCCGGCGGTATCAAGGTACTTGATGCTGACTACTGTTTGCAGCGTCGGCAGTGGCAGTTTGATGACCGTTGGAAACGCATCAAGCACCAGGTCCCATGTCTGGGTGATAAGCGCCCGCCGGGTGATCTTCTCCGCCTCCAGCCGGGCAGCGGTAATCAATGACTGTATCAATACGTCATCATCCCCGGTATCCACCCGCAGATGTGCCTTTACCTCTGCAAGTCCTACCGGTTCGTCAGCTGGTGCTGTGATGAGTTTGAGGATCATGTGTTCAATGCCTCAAGATTTCGCCGCTGGTACAGCCAGTGAAATTGAGAAATGGCGACTTGATATTCACATTGCGGATGTTCCGTTCATTGGCTGCCAGGGTATGTGTAGTGCCTTTGACGGTAGCTGTTGACATGACGCGGAACTTGCACGCCGTCGGGGTGTACACTTCATAGGCAATGTCTTCTGACATATCGACTGTTTGCTTGTTGACGGTCAGAAACACGCTTTTCGTTGCGTTCGGGGCAAGTCCCGGCACTTTCGTCCTGTCATTGTCCCTGGTCAGAACGTCCCGCCCGTAAGCGGTGCAGGCAATCAAAAACAGGGCTATTACGAGCAGATAGGTTTTCATGCTGACCTCAAGGGAGGGGGGATTATCCCCCTCCTGTTGTGATTAAACTGCTGACACCGCGTAGGCTCCTTCGGTAATAGGAACATACGTCAACGTGGCTTTACATGTCCCGCTGGTTTGTGCAGCGGCTGCACTGGTTACACCGATTTTGCCTACGCCATCAAAACACCCAAGCTCCAAGTATCCGGCTGGCTGTAATGATATAGCTGCATTGGCATCAATGGCAGCAGCGGTATTCAGAGCCGTTCCAACAAGACGGACTCTTCGACCGATACCAAGTTGAGCAACGGTTGTACATGCTGCTGAAATGTCAACCTCTGCAATCGCAGGTACTGACGGATCGAAAGTAAACTTCAGCGTGGTTGCATCATTTGACCAGGCAGTCACGGCTTCAACGTCCAAAGACAGAACACGAATGCGCCCGTAGACTGTGAACAGATCAACATCAGCATTACCCGGCATGGCTGTCGTGTTATTCATCGTAGGAGTTGATACGACCAACCCCCGATTTATATCAGCCACTCTTTCTCTCGATGACGGATTGTAATTCATTTTTTACCCTCCTCTTTCTTGGCTTCTTGAGGGGTTGCTGTTTTCTTGGCAGCAAGGGCTATCTCTTCCCGTGCTATGTCGCGGGCGATCTTCTTCACCCAGTCCATTTCAGCCGTGAGCATGGCAAACCTCCGTTACACGCACGTTGCGGATTGCGAACCGGCATAGCGCGGCTCGGCAACGGCGACGGCATGGACAATTCCGGCAGTGGCAGCGGCGGTCAGCGTCAGGAACTTGTGCCCGGCGCCTGCTGCTGCACAGTCGAAGTCGATTACCACCATCTTGGTGGTACAGGTCAGTGCGACGCTGCCGTCTGCGTCATTAACTTCGGCGGAAAGCACGTCGCTGAGGGTAGAACCGATGGCCGCGCTGCCCATGGCATACTTGAACGGGACCTGGGTAGTTGTGGCGCCGTTGGTCGCCCCGGTGGTGAGGGTGAAGGTAACATCACCGGTGCAGGCTCCGCAGGTAACCAGGTACGTCACGCGGTGCAATTTCGTGATGTCGATGGAGTCCATAGCGGTTGACGCGCCGATGTTGGCGCTGGTCAGGACCGGGATTACTTTTTGCTCTTCGATTCTCATTTGTTAATCCTCCGTCAAAAAGGTGACGGGGGGATGTTATCCCCCCTTGATTGTTAGCGGGCTGCCAGGGCGACAAAGTGCGACAGGGTATTGGTGCCCTTGTACGGAGTGAGTGCGGATGCTCTTAAAGGTTGGCCATCCACTCTCATAGTGAAACGGAATACAGATTCGTCGTATACAAATCTTACGTGAATACTCATGTCAGCCTTGACTCCGCCCTTTTTGGCGAGGAGGTAACCGTTGAGGTCGGCGAAGATGATATCGCCGAGAGTTCCCAGCGTCGGGCACTGCTCGATTGCGAGTACCGGGCGACCGAAGAGGGTAGCAAACGGCTGACCGGCAAGCCCGCCTGCTGGCATGTAGACGGGAACGCCACCGGTGCCGACTGCGAGGGACATACCGAACAACTGCGGCTCGATATCCTGATTGATGAGCCAGACGCCGTTTGACCTGGAGCGGGCGAACATGCGGGAGTACATGTTCATGACGTTTTCAGCCATGATGGTCTTGGTAGCCTGACCGGTTTCCTTGGCAACAGTTACCAGGCAGCCGGAATTCAGGATGCCCAGCGGCTGGCCCGCGCCGGTGCCGTTGACACTGGAGTCGTCAACGAGGAATCCGAATTCATCGACAAACCCGGTGGTGATGACGCTTTCCAGCGCGGTGGCATCCTCGAGCAGTTCGTCGGTTGCATAGCAGAGTCCGATGAGCTTCTTGAGCTTGAGGTCGATCTTGCGGAACTTCGGCTTAGTGGCGGTTTTCTCTGCCGCTTCTTCTTCCCAGTAGCCGATGATCCCGCCGGACCGTGACGATGCGCGGGACGTTTCATCAACGCCGTTCATGGTCATGCGGTTTGATGCTGCGCTGATGTTGAGTTCCCGGCAGCGTGAGGCGAGAATGCCGGTCTCGAAAACATCATTCAGCAGGGTGCTGGCGAAATCGGTCTGGACAAGGAAGCCGCCGTCGGGGCCGGAGTTCTCGTTCAGGCCGGATGCTGCGTTGAACAGGCGCGGGTCAGTACCGTTACCCATGCCAGCGTTCATGACTGCGGCGAGCTGCTGGCCGAATGAACCGAAGCTCTCACGGCTGCGATTGTCGATACCGACTTCAACACGCGACGGACGCGGTGCGCTGGCCGGTGCGGGAGTGGCGTTGAGCGAGGAATTAAGCCTGTCCTGACGCTCGAGGGTATCGACGATGTTCTTGATCTCGTCCACGCGGTCGAGTATGTCGCCTTTCAGGGCGAGTTCCGCCTCCGTCAAGTCCCTGCTCTGTGCTGTCGCCTGTGCATCCAGGTCGGCGCTTTTCTTCATGAGCGCCTGGATATCATCTCTGTATTGTGCGATTGTTTTCATGCGTAGGCTCCTTCGTTTGTGAATGTTGAGGTT